CGGCACAATGGGGCTTTCGTATAATGGCTATTACTCCGCTTTTGCACGGCGGAAATCAGGGTTCGATTCCCTGTTGCTCCACAATGGCTTTGAGTAGGAGTCAGGGATTTCCGGTGACTGAAGACTTTGAGTCCAATAATTAACATGAACCATAGATATCGGCTTCAGTAAACGTCTATGGTGTAGTGTTACGAGAACTACTCACATGCTCTGCAAGCATTAAGGTGATGCACCAGACTCTTAATCTGGGGATCAGGGTTCGAGTCCCTGGCGGAGTACAAGGAAACAAAGTACACGTTTCCCTATATGTGGAAAGTTGGCTTAGAAGCAGCCATCTTTTAAAGAGTGCTTCCAGAACGGAAGGGTAACGAGGAATCGTCCTGGGCAAGAAATAATAACCCCAGCTTTGGCGTAGCAGCACACCACATAGAATTTATGCCTTATTAGTGACTATGGTTAGCACTTCTCCTTGGTACGGAGAGAGACAGGGTTCGACTCCCTGATAAGGCTCGTTATATAAAAACTATAGGAGGCAAACTATCAGTTTTCTAGGTGATACCATTAAGGCATTTGTGTATAAAGGTGGGTCGGTATTCAATTCCAGTCCACCTTGTCCTAGTGGCAAACGAGACCATAATACCCATCTCTTCACAGGTATGATAACTTGTGGTTATAAGCAGCAGTCTGATGGAACGAAGGTATACCCACTTCTCTGTACATCTCGTGGAGACAAGGGTACATATATGACCTGTAACGACTGCGGTTGTGCATGGCAGCTTACTGACAAGAAGGGGAATGCTGCATCATGAGTTTATTTGGTAAGAAAGAGCCAGAACCTCGTAAGCCGTTTGACGTAAATGACCATGCTGCGCGTTACTACAAGAAGAATGGTAAGGAAAAGCGTAATCTTACCAGGAATTCTCCTGGTGGGTCAACAGGGGAACTTGTTGACTGTCCAAGAGATAGACGTGGGGACCATAACACTAATCTTTTCACAGGCAAGATTATTGGTGGTCTTGGAACTCTTCTACCAGTCTCTCGTGGTGCTAGAGGCCATTATGGCACTTGCGCTGACTGTCAGACTAGCTGGCAGATTGATTAAAGTAAAACGGGCCAGAAATGGCCTTATGCCCCTCAGTGTCTCCGGTTGACAAGGGTTAAACTTTTGTGTTTTAACCCGTGCTATACTGTAGCTATGCCATATAAAGATTATAATAATAAGATGAATGAATATATGAAACGTCGATGGGAAACACGTCGAAAGGTGGCCATAGGGTATTTGGGAGGTCAATGTGTCAGCTGTGGAGAGACAGAAGATTTAGAGTTTGATCACATTGACCCCTCAACTAAACTAATGGCAATAGCAAGAGCTTCCTCTAGAAGTGAGGATTTCTTTTGGGCTGAGGTTGACAAATGTCAACTACTATGTAATCCATGCCATTTAGAGAAGACGGCTAATGATTTGCGCCTCACAAACATTAAAGTGATGTAGCGGGCTTTTACCCCGCGAAACACGGGGCAGTACCGTGGTGGGGTACGTATAATAAGGAGAATAAAATGGTATATAAGGCTAACAGAGGTTGGGCATACTCCCATCAATGTAGTGACAAGCGTAAGCACGTAGAAGGTCCGTTTTCCACTGAGCATGATGCTAATGTGGCTTTAAGAGTTCATGTGGAGAAGTGTGATGATTGATAGTGTAACTCCGTTACCAGGAGACTTCGGACTTGTATCCATTGCTGGTGGCGTAGGAGTGTTGATACGCTTAGGACAGTGGTTGAATGGAGATGGGTTCTCCAACTATGAACACGCCTTTATCTATATCGGTAACGGTCAGATCGTAGAGGCTGAACCTGGTGGGGCTTGTATATCCCAACTGAGTGAGTATGATGGACGCAGTATCCTCTGGTCAACAGGTCTGGTTCAGTTGACAGATGACCAGCGTACTACTATAGTTAACAGAGCAGTCGGGCAAGTAGGAGTAAAGTACAGCTTCCTTGACTATCTGGCAATTGCGATGTATCGTTTTCACATCAAGGCTCCAGGAGTTACCAAGAGAGTCCTTGATTCCAAGCACCTTATCTGTTCTCAGCTAGTTTCTGAGGACTATGATGAAGTGGGTTCTACTTTGACTGACAGGGAACCATACCTGGTTACGCCTGGTAAGTTGAGAAAGTATCTGCTAGGATTGAAGAAGTAATTAACAAGGAGTAATCCAGTGGTTGATTATTCTAAAGAACTATGTTGGTATTGGCAGTGTAAGTGGTGTAGAAGTGAGATAGGCATTTCAGGGTACAAGACTAAGAAAGATGCCGAAGTAGGACTACAAATGCACTTGTCAAGACGTCACAATGCAAACTAGCCCTTCGGGGTTTTGCGGCTATAGCTCAGTGGATAGAGCATCTGACTACGAATCAGAAGGTCGGGGGTTCGAATCCCTCTAGCCGTACAGGGAAACCTAATCCATGTTGAAACGCACCCTAGAAAGCCTCAATACATGGTGGCTCCTCCAGAGGCCAAAATCGATCTGGATTAACTTCTAGTGTGGAGGCATTAGTGCAGGAACTACGAGAAAACTGTCCTGATTGTTCGGTAAGTATCGGAGAGTTTCATCAAGAAGGTTGTGACATTGCCAGATGCGCTCTGACAGGACGTCAGCGTTGGGGTGATGATCATAATGAATATGATTGTAATACCGTATGGCAGGGTATTTGGCCAGGAATTGCCGAGTGTCAAGAGTACAATCTCTGGACCAAATGGACTAGCAAGGGTTGGGAAATCTGTTCCAAGGATGATCCTGATGCATGTGAAGACTTGAATACTCTGGCGGCACACGGTATCTGGTCAATAGCACTACAGAAAATGGTTATCTCCTAGTAATACCGCCCGAAAGGGCACTGCGCCTGTAGCTCAAAGGATAGAGCAAACGGTTTCTACCCGTTAGGTTGGGGGTTCGAGTCCCTCCAGGCGCACGCCAAAAGGAGGCAACGATGGGATTCTTGTTAGGAAAGAAACGAAACGAGATTCAAGCAGGAGATTCTCTGTGGGGTCCACGTAATAGTAAAGCTCATGCAAATAGTGATGAATACAGAGACGACCATGGTAATCTAGTAGTAGATATTACTTGGGTAGGAAATCATGTGAAGTCTGAAACTCTTCCTGCTGATATGTTTACTCCTACTAGAATGTTTTAAGTTACAATAGTAATACCGCCCGAAAGGGTGTTTGCCCGCTTAGGTTAATGGAAGACCATCTGTTTTACACACAGATTGCGGGGGTTCGATTCCCTCAGTGGGTACGTAAGGGCCAGGGTCTCTTAGGAGATGGTTATGTTATTCGTTGACCTGGGAGCACAGAGGCTTGGTGCCTGTGCATTTATGGGGATTATCTGGATTCGACTAGCTTTGAAACCGCACGCGGAATAGCTAGGAGCGGGGGTTCGACTCCCCCTATCTCCACTTTCAAACAAGGAGAAATATAGTGGCTGACAGACATGTCCTTATTCTTGTGGGTAAGAATGCGGGCAAGAGAGGCGTAGTTGTCCATTTGCTGGATGACCAAGTTCTTGTTAAGATAGGCAAGGATACGCTTTACTACAAGAAGTCCGAAGTAGAGTTTCTTTAAACACGGAGGCAAACTGTGGGTAAGAACAAAGAAGGTACTAGGATCAAGGTTACGAACCCTCGTAGTAACGCATTCGGTAAAGAAGGCAGAATTACCCGGAGTGAAGCAACTTGGTGTACTGCCAAGATGGATGGGGATAAGATTAAGACATATCGTCTTAGCTACAGTGAAGTTGTGATTATTGATTAATGCGCGTAGAGTTAACTCGCAGGGCGCGGGGGCAGTCTGCAAAACTGCTACTTAGGAGTTCGACTCTCCCTATGCGCTCTCTGGAAGGTAAGCCCGAGGTGGGCAGACGGATTGCTAATCCGTTCAGTTTAACGGCTGGAGTTTCGAGTACTCTGCCTTCCGCACCAATGGTAGATATGCAGCCGGTGAGCAGCTATACTGGAAATATAGTAGGGCTATAAAGGCCCAGTGAGTTCGATTCTCACATCTACCGCTTTGGAAGATAGCGCACAGGGTGCGAAACGGCCTTGAAAACCGTGCCAGGTGTGAAAGCCTGAGGGTTCGATTCCTTTATCTTCCACGTATGGTTCATGCATAACCCCGTTGGCTAAGGGATAGCAACACAGTACCGCCTGTAGTGGGAGATGGCTGCCAACTAAATGCATGTAATGTCCCAGTAGCCAAATTGGTGACGGCCCCTGTCTTATATACAGGAGATATGCAGGTTCGAGCCCTGCCTGGGATACGTGAATAAAAGAAAGAGGGAATAGTGAGAGATATTACTACTGATACATTCTCAGAGGTACTTGAATCTGAGAAGCCAGTTTTTGTAGAGTTCTGGGCCACCTGGTGCAACCCTTGCAAGATGATGGCTCCTGTGCTAGAATCAGTAGCAGAAGAGAACGACTGGCTAGATGTAGTAAAGGTCAATGCGGATGAGAATCCAGAACTGACAAAGAGATACGATATCTCATCTATACCCACTATGCTTTTGTTCCACAAGGGCAGTATCATTAAGTATGTCGTAGGCGCTAAGCCTAAGGTATTCATAAAGGAAATAATATCTGGTCTTGAATAATGCGAGTGTGGTGAAACGGTTATCACGAGACTCTGATAAAGTCTAGTCCCAAGTTCAACTCTTGGTACTCGTACTTGCAGTAAGAACGTCGCTAGTGTAAACTAGCTTTGGGTTGGTATATCAATTGGCAGATTACTGGGATGTGACCCCAGTGGCTACGGGTTCGAGCCCCGTCCTTCCCTCTTACGGTCCTACGTAAATAAAAATCCACCGCGTAGCGAATGTATTCGATGCTCTAGTCGCCTCTATATAATGAGGAAGGACAGGGATTGGCTCGGGTACCAATGGATGTCTAAAGCGTAATTGGTAGCGTCGCAGACTGTAAATTTGCTCCCTTCGGGGTCTGGGGGTTCAAGTCCCTCGGCATCCACTCCACTAAATGCTCTGTTTAGCTTCGGCTTGACAGAGCATTTTTTATATCCTAGGATGTACCACATGAAGACAACGAATCTTCCTCCACGTGAGGAGCTATTGAACCTGTTGAACCGGCTGCTTACGCGGCATGACTTTGAGCAAGCCAAGAAGCTGATCAACGCAATGAAGGAGGATATCTGATGATTGCACGAGACAAGGATGGAAACCCTATTACCTGTGACTGTCCCGATGGTCCTTCTCATCCTTGTGATGGAAAAGGATGGTGCAGTAATCTGAAGGGCAACGGACCTTACAAGGACTACCTTAAGGATTGTAATGACTAACGGAATCATTGTTTGCTACTCGACTTGTTGGGGCTGCAAATTTGGTCACCACAATCTTGAGCCCCATGTATGGTGGGACAGTGACGACGAATGGGAAGGCCATCCTGAATTTACTCCACCACTTCCTGAAGGACAGTGTGGATGCAACTGTGAAGCTGTAATAGAACTGGAGAAGGAGTATGACGAAGCTTTCAGGACTGATGCCGATGAGTCTCTATCGGAAGATGCTAATTGACAAGTATATTAGGGTTAATAAGCACCCCACTTTACCGATTAGTATCGTGAACTATACAGAGAAGGCTCAGTTTGACAATGAGTGGAATAAGGTAACCAGACAGTGTCGTGGTCTCATTATTGACAACAAGTTGAATATTGTTGCCCGTCCTTTTGACAAGTTCCTGAATTACGGACAAGATCCTGATGACAACTGTCTACTGGATAGCTACCGAGTTGAAGTAACTGACAAGATGGACGGTTCACTAGGTATCGTCTTTGAGTACCATAACAACTGGTATGTAGCTACCCGTGGTTCCTTTGTTTCAGACCAGGCAATCTGGGCAACCAAGTTTTTGAATACTGCTCACAAGGGTTACAAACTTGATCTGTGGCATGAGGAGACTTACCTGGTAGAGATCATCTATCCAGGTAACCGTATCGTTCTGAATTATGGGGATCGTGAAGACCTGGTTCTCTTGGCTGCACGTAACGCCATAACAGGCTCTATACGCCCCGCTAAGGACGTAGAAGAGTGGTATGGTCCCAAGACCACTACCTTCCCCTACAAGACGCTCAGAGAGGCCATAGAAGCCGCTCCTAGACCCAATGCAGAAGGCTACGTCATCTGCTTCCCCGATCTGGACTACAGGATCAAGCTGAAGCAAGAGGACTACGTACTTTTACACAAGATCGTGACGGGTTTGACAAAGCGTCGGATCTGGGAGAACATGAAGGAAGGCAAGACCTTAGAGGAACTATGCAGTATCGTTCCTGATGAATGGCATGAGTGGTTACGCTCTACTTACCAGGTAATCTTTGATGCCTACTGGGATACCTATACTATGATCAGTGCAGAGTTTCATGCAGTAGAGCTTTACTTTCAGGGAGTTGCCACACGTAAGGATTTCGCTCTTTATGTAAAGGACAGTCCTAATGCAGGTCTTTTATTCGCATTACTGGATAACAAGGATATTGCCAATAAGGTATGGGATTTAGTACGGCCAGAAGCAGAGTAACTGTAGGTAGTCTACAAACAGGAGTGGTCTAGTGTTATCCTTAATTGAGATGATACTAGACCACTTGTTGTACACTTTGGGGCAATACTCGTAGAATTAACGGATAATGTGGCTGGAACATCTATACATATCCATACGAGCCCCAAGTGAGTTGACTATGACTACACAGCCAGAACCACAAGCTTGGTCCGGGGCGGTTACGAGAGAGCTTGATGGCGTGCAAACTCGATTCAACGACTTCTCCAACCGCCTGGACAAGCTACTGACCTTAACCGAATATCACGCTGACAGAAGAGTTGATGATCTGAAGTTCGCCAATTTGTCTGAAAAGATTGACGACAACGAAACAGATCTGCAAACTATTCACAGAGAACTGCGTGAGTCCTTTGCCACACTGAAACACGAAGTACAGACTGCTCTGACAAGAGAGACAGAAGAACGTAACAGATCCATCAAGGAATACATTGACGCCAAGAAATCACAGTTCAGATGGCTGGTCTCTATGGTTATGATCCCTCTGGGAATAGCTTTGGTGGAGTTGCTGGTACCGAAGAAGTAGACGTATTGATCCATGTGGTGTAGGATGTACCTCAACGTCCATACCACATGGATCTTTTTCTATAAGGAGGCAGTATGCAGATCAAGAGTTTGGCAGTGCTTCAGGATCTTGCGGATGAGGATGACCTGGTCAGGGAAATTCTGGAGGATACTCTTCTGGGCCGCAGGAATGCAGTAAAGCAGATATTCGCACAGACGGAATACATAGTGTCTGATAGTCTGGTTCGCAGTTACCGTGAGAAGATGCAGATCCAAGAGACTCCTCCCGTAGTGAACTATGTTGACCTTTCTAATCCGTTTGAGCCTAAGGTAAAGCCGTTTCCTACTTTTACTACTACTGACACCAAGCCAGTAGGTTCCACTATTACTTTCCTTCCTTACAAGGAAAAGCCTAAGACCATTGTGGTCATGCCAGATGTGCAGGCTCCTCTCCATGATGTAGCTCTGGTGGACAAGTTCATTCAGTTCATCAAGGATTTCCAGCCTACTGAGATTGCACAGGTCGGTGACTTCACTGACTCTACTGAGATCAGTCGTTGGGTTCGCGGAAAGAAGCCAGAATTTGCTGGTGATCTCAGTGGAGGATTTAAGACTGCCCGAGGAATTCTCGCAGACATTCGTGAGGTTTTTGATGGTCGGTTCCGTATTGTTCGTTCCAACCATGATGACCGCTTGGAACTGTACATTGAGAACTGTGCACCAGGTCTGGCGTCCTTTATGGACGATGAACTCAGTCTTGAAACTCTTATGCATTTCAATAAGTACGATGTAGAGTTTATCCGTGATGAGGTTGTAGAGCTTGCACCAGGTTGGGTTATGGCTCATGGTGATGAAGGTTCTCTCAGTCCTTCTGCTGGTAAGACAGCATTCGGTCTGGCCAAGAACAAGTTCGGAGTCTCTACTGTCTGTGGTCACACCCACCGTGCTGGTATGACTTCTGAGTCTACTGGCTACAACGGCCAGATTCGCAATACTCTGACTGGTCTTGAGGTTGGTCACTTCATGGATCTGACTAAGGCTGACTATCTTAAGAAGAAGGGTGTTGCGGCTAACTGGCAGCAGGCATTCGGAATTCTTGAGGTTTACGGACAGCGTGTTTACCCACGTCTTGTCACTGTTCAGGATGGTTGTTTCAGTGTAAATGGGGTACAGTATTAATGTATAGTCCGATGAAGTCTCTCAAAGAGTTTCACGACAAGTTCGATCCTGATAAAGAGTCTAGGTATGACAGGGAATTGTCTGTTTCCCTAATTAACAAACGTCGTCAGCTTATACAGGAAGAGTTCAATGAGGTAATAGATGCCCTAATGGATGTAAAGCGTGACATAGCTTTTCCTGGTTCTGTTCATACAGCCGCAGATAACATGGAGCATCTGGCTAAGGAATTGGCTGATCTACTCTATGTAGTCTATGGTGCTGCTGAAGAACTTCATATTGATCTGGAAACAGCATTCAGTATCGTCCACCAGTCAAATATGGACAAGTTGTGGCCCGATGGTCAAGTGCACTACAATGAGTTTGGTAAGGTAATCAAACCACCAACCTACTCACCTCCAGATATGAGCGAAGTTTTCGATGTCTATTGAGTTTAATCACCCAGTGTATGATGAAGGTGCTGCCTGGCAGGAAGAAAGCTGGTCAGCCCACGGAGGACAGTCTGCTCCTTGGCATCTTCCTATGGAGGTAGACCGTTGTGTCTATGTCGATGGAAAGCATGTCTATGCGGGTCCTGACTGTCCCCATGACCGACCAGAGGATTTCGATCCTGGCTGGACAGTTCAACAAAGAGGATAACAATGACAGATCATAACCATGGCTGGACAGCACAGTCACAGCACGGATGGACTGAATCAGAGGGTGTTCCCGGTAATACTTTTACTGAGGACCAGCTTCCTGATCCCAATATTCAGCGTCTTGCTGGAATTGATCCTGAGCAGTATCGTAATCAGCATGGTCTGTGGGTAGAGGAATCTGATAATGAACCTCCACAGTTCAGAGGCACCAGATCAGGTCTTACTCCTGCACAGGTACTTGCTTCAAACATGACCCATGAGTCATTCCGCAGTTACTATGCAGATCCAGATAGCGAATAATTCCATAAGAAAGACCCTTCAGGTATCCTTATACTTGAAGGGTCTTTCTGTGTTTAGGAGAAATAATGGTGAGACGTAAAGCGGCTGCTAGAATACAGCCGATATCAAGAACAACCAGTACACGTAGAAGTGCATGGGATGAAGAATTCCTGGGACAGAACAGATATAATCCACGTGATAGTATCGGACCTGTACCAGGAGTTAATTCTCCACGCTCTTTTCTGGATATAAACCAGGTCCGTGCACAAGCAGGTAAGCTGGTAGACCAGACATTAGCCAGTGAAATCATCATGGCTATCAATGGTGACGACGAAGCTCTGTTGCCGTATCAACCTACGCCTACTATCGATCCCGGTAGACCAAGAACTCTGGCTGCTGGATATGACGAGAGAAGTCAGGCTCTACGTATCAAATTCCGTAATGGAGAATACTACACTTATTACAATGTTCCACCTTCTGTATGGTGGCAGTTCCAGCGTGCCCAGTCACCTGGTAGATTTATAAACTCAAGACTTAACTCATTCCCCTACTCAAGAGGTATTACGTAGAAGTGTCAATCAATGTAGAAACACACGAAATATGGAGACTGTTCTTTCATAGCATTTCTTTGAAGAAGAAGTCTTCGCTGATACACAGATATCCGACGCATGAAGTAGACGAACCCTACAGATGGTCCAACTCCGTCATAGTGCGCCTCCCGTGGTCTTCTAAGGGCCTTACAGTGGGCTGGTGGAGGAATACTGGGCGCACAGAGGAACAGGCTCTTATAGATGCCATGGAGGGCCGTAAGATGGACCATGCGGAGTTCTCTGAGGCGGAGAAGACACACATTCGCAGGAACCTTATAAAGAAGCAGTTCTCGGCAGAGCAACAACAACTACTCGTGGAAGTATTGGACCTATGACATTATTCAGAAGGGTAAAGCAGCCTGACCCAAAGGTACGTGGGAGAGTACTCAACAGGTTGAGAAATACTGGAGACCAGGAACTCATTCGTTGGATAGACAATATCCATACAGGTATTGGCAGGGACGTTTCGGAAATGAGAAAGAGCCTGTCCTCAACGAGCAAGGATCAGGCTCATATCTACATTGAAGATATCCGTCTTGGAGCAGTATCTCTTCTTGCGGCTATGCAAGCACTGGAAGAGAGAATTAGCCCGCAACAAGAATCTTAAGCAGCATCCATACAAAAATACCAGCACAGTACAGAACATATCCACCGATTCCGATCAGTGCCAGAGAAAGAACGTAGCCTACAAAGGTACTGTTCTCAAACCTATGTCCAAGACGTGTCTTAGAGAGCTTGTGTCCAATCCAGTATCCGATACCGGCTGCTACGGCTGGACGGACAAATTCTTCAAAGTGGCTTCCGTGATGACTCATCTGGTCAAACACGTTCGGATCTTCCATCAGTATCTCCTTAGTTGGTGTGGTACTCAAACTCTACATCCGTACCTCTTGGTTTGTCAACTCAGGTAAAATGTAATTACGAGAAACTAATCAGGAGAACTATATGACTATTCTGCAAGAAGAGTACTTGGATGAACTGAGTGCCGAAGAACGAGAAGCGCTAGAAGCTACCAAGATAGAACTGGACCCGCAATCCCAAGCATTTGTGGATGCAGTAGTAGAACGTCTTATGGTGTTTGCTGATCAACTATCCGGGCACCCACTATACGGTTATCAAAGACCTTTTGCTGCACGTCTCATGGAATCAGTAATCATCAATGACGGAGCCACCATCACTGCTCTCTTCAGTAGACAGAGCGGTAAGACGGAAACAGTATCAGCAACAATTGCTACTCTTATGATCATGCTTCCCAGACTGGCCAAAGTAGACCCTTTCAATACTCTGCTGGATTCCTTCAAGGAAGGAGTCTGGGTAGGAGCATTCGCACCAGTTGACGATATGGCCAAGACCCTGTTCTCTCGAATAGTCTCCATGCTTACCTCTGAAAGAGCACAGGGTATCCTCAACGATCTGGGCGAACAGATAAAGGGTCGTGGTGCTGAGATTAAGTTAGAGAAGTGCGGCTCTCTTGTACGTCGCCAGACTGCTCACCCAAGAGCTTCTATTGAAGGAAAGACTTATCACATTGCTCTGCTTGATGAGGCGCAGGTAGCTGATCAGAAGGTTGTGGACAAGTCTATTCGTCCTATGCTGGCGTCTACTCGTGGAACCTTTGTTATGACAGGCACACCTACTTATGAGAAGGGTGTCTTCTATAGAGAAATCTCTATGAACAAGCGCAACGGTGTGAAGCGTGCTGCCAGAATGAATCATTTTGAAGCAGACTTTAGAGAAGTAGGAAAGTGGAACAGTAAGTATGAGAAGCACGTAGCCGGTGACATGCTTCGTATGGGTTACGACTCAGACGAGTTCAAGCTGTCCTATCGTCTCATGTGGCTTCTTTCCCAGGGAATGTTCACCACCTCCGAGAGATTGGAGGAACTGGGGGACAAGTCTATGGAGACTGTCAAGGCTTATTACACTACTCCAGTCATCATTGGAATTGATCCCGCACGAAAGATTGACAGCACTATTGTTACTGCTGTCTTCGTGGACTGGGAAAGACGTGATGAATTCGGATACTTCAATGCAAGAGTACTGAACTGGCTTGACTTACAGGGACAGGACTGGGAAGCACAGTATCATCGTATTGTGGAATTCGTATCCAAATACAATGTGTGGGCTATCGGTGTGGACTCTGGTGGTATGGGTGATCTATTCATTTCCAGATTAAGAGTATTATTGCCTCATATAGATATTATCGATGTATCTTCTATGCGTCCTGCACAGTCAGATCGCTGGAAGTATCTGCGAGAGATGATAGATCGTGGAAAGATCGGTTGGCCAGCCCATGCTAAGACCAGAAGTCTTCGTACATATAGAAACTTTGTTCAGCAGATGTCTGACCTTCAGGTGAAGTTTGAAGGACCCTATATGCTGGCTGAAGCACCCAAGGAAGCCAATGCTCATGATGACTACTGCGACTCCTTGGCTATTGCCCTGAGTGTTATTCCAGAGTCAGTGAGCGAGGAGATAGAGATCAGCAACAACGTTTTCTATGATAGAAGACGTAGTTAGCCGATTATAGGGTATTATATGTAATAGACGTCTATAAACTTAAGGAAATAATATGGCAGAAATGTACCAGGAAGCAGGACGTGCTGTTCAGCTAGCCCCTGCTCCTAGATTCCCAGAAAGAGACCGTGGGGCAGTCAACTATGAGGCAAAGGGTGCTTCTAATCCTGAGCGTCGTGGACCACTGCGTTTTGAGGAAGGTATTGCTACTGATACCGATGTTCCTAGTGATTTCCAGCTAGGTGCTATGCAGGGTTACCGTACCGCTCCTGGTCGTCCTAACCACAATATGAATGTATTCGAGAAGCCTGCCGCTGAGACAATGCGCGCACGTGCTCACGTAGGTTCTGCTGCTTGGATTGACTCTGTTGGTATGACCGGAGAGTTCATGCATGGAGTAAACGTTGACACCAATGCTACTCGCCGCTTTGAAGAGGTTACCCGTTCTGGCGGAAGATACGAAAGATTGCACTCAGCAATCGTCTCAAATTAAGAAACTTTATAAGGAATACTATATGGATATTAACGATCTAAATAACCGATTCACTTTTCACGCTTCCACACCTGAGACTGCTGCCTTGTACGAAGAGATTCGTGGTAAGGCCAGAGAGTATGCACTATGGTTGAACAGCGTGTTACCAGAAGGCAGAGACAAGTCTCTTGCCATCACACACCTAGAAAGCGCTGTCTACTCCGCAAATGCGGCAGTAGCAAGAAACTAAAGGAAAATAAAATGAGTGTATTTACTGACGTAGAGGCAAAGCTAGTCGATGTGAAGAATAAGGTGGAGGGTGATCTACACGTTCTTCTTACTCATCTACAGTCTGTCCTTGAGCATGTTCATCAGGCTCCTGTTGAGGAGATTGTAAAGACTGCTGTTGCTTCTGATATTCATGCCGCTGCTGTAAAGGTAGAGGCAGTTGCTGACACTCTACGTTCTGACGTGAACGTAGCTGACAAGGTTGTTAATGCTGCTGCTGATGCAGTGGACAAGACAGCCACCAAGTAATTATCGATTGGATTAACTAATGGCTGTTTACTCAACAATTGTAACTGCTGGAACTTCCGCAGCTACTACAACGCTTACTTCCTGGGCACCCTTTATTGCTGTAACTGTTCCAGCAGCAGCTACTGTGCCTGTATTCGTATCAACATCTGGAACTGCTGTAACCACAGGTGTTGATTCTGTATCCTGCCCAATCGGCGCAACAACATACATCCGTAACCGTGTTGCCCGTCCAGAGTTGACAACTTCAACTCCACTTGCTACTGATCCGTCTGCTGTTCCAGTATTCACTGCTGCCAGCACACCTATCAGCACCATCGCTACCTCTTCAACTGCAAACGTTGTTCTTACTCTAGCGCTAAGTGCTGGAACTTCCCCAGTTCTAGGTTAAGGATTAACATGACGGTATTTCGTGACAGACGTACCGACGCTTACTCAGAACTGACCGGGAATCGTGGTGACTACATGCTCACTCCTGTTCCCGGTCAGAACTCTGCCGATATTCAAGAGCGGAACCAGTTCCTGAACAGGCTTGGATACAGCGGAGGAGAGTTACCTTCCAGAAGTGATGTGCAAGTAAAGTACCCAGTAGACCAAACCACTTCTGTGGTAAATATGAGATAGGAAACCAATGGCTGCAAGTAGAGCACATTCAGATACTCTGACAATTAACACGGTTTATCCTGTCAATTTTCCTCAGTACTTTGCCAATATAACTGTTATTCACAGAGGAACTACTGGAACTATCTGGTTGAGAACTGACGGTATCACTCCAGTTGTTTTTGCTTCTCTGACACCAAGCAACTCTGATGACAACTATCCTGTTCTTCCTGGGCAGGCTGTTACCTTCCCCAATGGAATCCTGTCCCAGGAACCTATTACCAGAAGTGTCAACGGAACATCCGTTCTTCTCATCTCAGATACAGCGATTCCTTTCACTGTATACGCATCATAATAAGTAATATCTCCATACTACTACCCGGACTCTCCTCACCCATCCCTCAAATACTGGGAGAGCCAAATGGCTATTCATATTACAAGCGGTACTACAGTAGGTGCAGCAGTAACAACAGTTACATTTGCCAACTGGTATCACAACATAGAAGTTATTAACAGAAGTTCTGGAGATATGTGGGTCCGTTTTGACGGAGTAGACCCTACTATTGCTGGAGACGAATGTTTCTTCGTACCTACACAGAGTTTTCTTGATGCTGTAAATCCTAAGCTTCCACCAGAGCCAGCAATAGCTACAACATCCAATACAGTAGTAAAGATCATTACTGCTGCAAATGCTGCGTTCACTGTACAAGCTGGTGTCTAATGGCATCTAGAGGAAGCTTCGGGGGAGGTGCTCCTACAGGCTCTGCCAGTGGGGACCTTATGGGAGCTTATCCCAACCCATTAGTACAAAGCACAAGTCTAAGCACCTCTTCCTGTTGTCCAGGGAGGC